GTTTGACTATTTGGCGGGGCCTGCGGATCTGACGGCCACGGAGGCGGGCGTGATCAAGACCTGGATCACCACCCAGCGCAGCGACAATTACGCGATTTTTAAAGTGGTGCTGGCGGGCCTGGCGGCAGACAGCGAGGCAATCGTCAACTTTGCGGCGGGCGGTATCGACATCGGCGAGACTGACAAGCTCACGGCCGCCGCCTACTGCGGGCGGATGGCGGGCCTTCTGGCGGGGACGCCCATGAGTATTTCCGCCACCTACGCGCCGCTGGCGGAGGTCCGGGACGTGGACCGTTTGACTGAGGCAGCGCTGGACGCAGCCGTGGGCACGGGACAGCTGGTGCTGTTCTGGGACGGCGAAAAGGTGAAGACCGGCCGGGCCGTCAACAGCCTGACCACCGTCACCGGCAAGAGCGACGAGTGGAAGAAAATCAAGATCGTGGAGCTTTTGGACATGGTGCAGCACGATCTTCGGGCGGCCATTGACGACGGATACATCGGCAAGTATGCCAACACCTACGAAAACAAGCTGCTGCTGGTAACGGCCATCACCAACTATCTCCGTTCCCTCGCCCGGGATGGCCTGATCCTGGATAACTTTACCTGCAGCATTGATGTGGACGAGCAGCAGGCGTGGCTGGAGAGCCAGGGAACCTCTACTGTGGACATGAGTGAGCAGGAGATCAAAGAGGCGGGCACCGGGACCCATGTGTTCCTGACGGTGTCCATCCACCCGGTCGACGCCATCGAGGACGTCGACGTGGCAATCACGCTGTAAGGAGGAATGAACTATGCCTGATGGATTTAGAGTAATCAACGGCACGCACGGTGCCCTCTGGGAGGACGGAAACGCGATGGCCGAGGTCAGCGCCTTCCAGGTGAAGGTTGCAAAAAACAAGAGCTCCCTCAATTTCTGCGGCCAGATGGCGGAGGACAGCAAGGTCACCGGTATTAAGATCACCGGCTCCATGACGCTGCACAAGATCTACACACGGGGCAGCGACGACGTGGAGCAGGTACAGGCGGGCCACGACTTGCGCAAGACGCTGGTGGGGGCGCTGAAGGACCCCCGATGCCTATGGCGCGGAGCGGATCGCCGTGTACGGCGTGAGCTACGACGAGGTGACGGTGATGGACTGGGCCGCCGCCAAGGAAGGCAGCATCACGATTCCCTATACCGCCACGCGGGTGGAATATCTGGACAAGATTGAGGTGCAGTGATGGAAGAAAAAATGAAAGACATCAGCGTGCTGGATCTGCTGCTGAAGCCGGAGCTGCCGGACGTGCGGAAGGTGCTGCCGGAAAAGAAATTTAAGATCGACCGGCTTAGCAACCTTGCCGGACAGGACGTGATCTTCCGCCTGCGGGGGCCAACCTATAAGCAGGTGCGTGAAACGCAGGAAAAGCCTGTGGACGAGCGGGCGCTGAACATTGTACTGGAGGGCTGCGTGGAGCCAAATTTCCACGATAAACGGCTTCTGAACCCGGAAAAGGGCATTGCGACACCGCTGGACGCCATCAAGGCCCGGTTGACGCCCGGGGAGATCGACGAACTCTCCATGGAGATTCAGAAGCTCTCCGGGTACCTGCGTAAGACTCTCAGTGAAGTAAAAAACGCCTAGAGGCGGGGGGCGACCCGGAGCTTGACCTGCTGTACTACCTGTTCCACAACCACCACTGGCCCGCAGGAGAACTGCGGGTCCTGTGGGAGGCGGAGGACGGGTGGCAGGAGATCATCCGGGAGTTCGCCGCCTTTGAGTGGGAACACAGGAAGGAGTGACCGGTATGGCGGAGACATCCATCGTATTTAAGGCAAATGACCAGATCAGCGGGTCCATGAAGTCCATGCTGGGCAACTCCCAGGCGCTGAGCAAAGAATTTGAGGACCTGCAGCGGAAGGTGCAGCAGCTCTCCCAGAAGAACGATGCTTTCAACAAGTCCTTCGCCTCCGTCTCCACGCAGGCGCTGGAGGCGAAAAAGTCGATGAAGGAGGCGGAGGACGCCTTTAAAAAGACCGGCGACGAGGAGAGCCGTTTAAACTTTGAAAACGCCAAGAAACAGTATAAAGACCTGACCGACGCCGCCAAATCCTATGAGGAGGCGTCCAAGGACACCCGGAAGTCCATCCGGGAAACCCAGGAGGATATACGCAAGCTGGGGGCAAATTCCAGCGGTTCTGGGGCCTCTGGCGGAGGCTCAGGCGAGGGAATGTTGTCCGGGCTGGGCTCTGGGCTCCTGAAAGCCGGGCTGATTCGGGAACTTGGCAACAGCGTGGCGGGCTTTGCCGGGACGCTGGTGGAAAGCTCCATGGGGCAGACGCTGGGGGCCGCAGTCAATCAGACTCTTTCGGGGGCGGCATCCGGAGCGGCGGCCGGGGCGCTGCTGGGCCCCGCCGGAATCGCGGCCGGCGCGGCCATCGGCGGTCTATCCGGCCTTGTGAGCGCAGGGACCCAAGTTTATCAGCAGCAGGACGACGCTTTTAAAAGCTATGTGCAGGAAAACACGGAGTCCCAGCTCACGCAGAGGGACACGGATATCCAGACCGGCTCCTCCGTGGTGTCCCAGCGGGAGCAGGACGCCATTGCGTTTAACACCATGCTGGGCGATGGCACGGGTACGCAGTATCTGAAGGACCTGCGAACAATGGCGGCCAAGACACCCATGGAGTACGGCGATCTGACCACCATGAGCCAGTCGCTCGCCACGGGCTTCAAGGACGACCCAAGCCGGATGCTGAGCCTGATGACCTCCATCGGCAACGCTGGCAGCGCCGTGGGCGCGGACGCGAACGGAATGAACACCATGGCCACGGCCATGGCGCGGATGCAGTCCAGCGGCAAGACCTCGCTGGAATATATCAACCTCATCCAGGAGCGGGGCGTGGACGCCATCGGCATGCTGGCGGACGGTCTTGGCAAGAGCAAATCGCAGATCTACGACATGATCTCTGCCGGAAAAATTGACGGCGTGAACGCCGTGAACATCATCCAGCAGGCCATGGACGCCATGTATAACGGGGCTATGGAAAAGCAGTCCCAGACCTTCGGGGGCCTCACCTCCACGCTGGAGGATGCCAAAACGGAGATGCAGGCCGCCTATGGCGAGGGGTACAACGCCGAGCGGGGCAAAGGCATTGAGGCGGAGACGGATTACCTCTCCGGACTCAGTGGGCAACGCCAGCAGGAGGCCAACCGGGCAATCGGCGCGTGGCAGGCCAGCCTTGAAAACGCCAAGGAAAAGGCCATCAGGGACGCTGTGGACAATGCTATGGATACAGTTGAGTATCGGTCGGCATTTGCTACTGATGACGCCGCCAAAATGGGCGAGATCATCGCCCGGGCAAAGGTGCAGGGGCAGAACGAGTACAACGCCAGCGAGGGCGCTCAGCTGGCGCTGGAATCTGAAAAGGCACTGGCCGGGACCATCCGGGACGACACCTCCACCAATAAGGATTATTGGGATGCGGGATACGAAAAGGGCAACTGGTACACCAAGGGATTGGCGGCCGGAATACTTAATGGCGGCGGCTTTAACCCCGGAGCGGCGGGCTACACCTACGATCCCATCACAGACACCTGGTCCGGGACTGACGGCAGCAGCTATGACCCCAAAACCGGCAAGCAATATAAAAGCTCCCATGCCTTCGGGCTGCGGCGGGTCTCCCAAACAGGGCTGTATCTGCTGCACCAGGACGAGACCGTGAAAACAGCGGCGGAGAGCCGCGCGGGGAGCGGAGACGGCGGCGTCCGGGTAGAGATTACCGGGCCGTTCACCGTCCGGCAGGAAAGTGATCTGGACGAGATTGCGGAACGGTTGTATCAAAAAGTACGGCTGGCGCAGCTGAGATCGGAGGGGTGACAAGTTGCAGATCTTTTTTCGCAACCTGAAGACGGACACGCAGCTCAGTATGCCCGTGACGCCCGCTGAGTTTGCCGTGGAGGCCGGGCGGAACATCACGGTGCTGGATATGGCCCAGACCGGCGAGGCAGCGTTTCCGGGGCTCTCCGCCCTGTTTGACGAGCAGCGTGAGTTTTTACTCCCGGCGGAGAAGCGCAACTACACCCTGGGCGATTACAGCGGCGACCCCTACGCCCTGGTGAATACGCTGGTGGCCTGGTCGGAGGCTGGGGAGGTGCTGCGGCTGATCATCAACGACACGCCGGTGAACGTCCCGGTGCTGCTGGGGCCGGTGCGCTACGGCGAGCGGGACGGTACCGGGGACGTGTATGTGACCCTGACCATGCGCCGGTACCGGGATCTGGCGGCGGAGACAACGGAGGTCAAGACCGCCACCGGAAATAATACCCGCTCTGCCGCCCGAGCGACGCAGCCGGTGCGGGTCCACACGGTGATCAAGGGAGACACCCTGTGGGGCATTGCCCGGAAGCAGTACGGGGACGGCAGCCTCTGCTGGAAGCTGGCCAAGTACAACGGCATCAAAAATGCAAACCTGATCTATCCTGGCCAAAAGGTGAAGTGCCCGGACAAGAGCAAACTGTGAGGCGGCTATGGCTTTTGACGATCTTTTGAAAATCCGTGCGTGGAGCCTGGACGGAAAGAAAACGGAGCATATCACGCCATTTGTGCAAAGCAAGACGTGGAGCGGCAGCTACCGCGACTGCGCCCGGCAGCTCTCCTTCAGCGTGACGCCGGAGGCTCTGTGCGAGTTGGGCGGACTCACGCGGCTATACCACGAGGGGGACATTTTGTTTTCCGGCCACGTGGTGTCCCGGCAGCGGGACAGTTTGGGGCAGACCATTGACTGCACGGCTCTGGACAACGGCCTGTACTTAAAGCGCAACAGCACCTATCTGGCGGTGCGCAAGAAGACGCCGGAGGCGGCTGCGCGGGAGCTTTGCAGCGAGTTCGGCATCCCCGTGGGGACGCTGGCGGCCACCGGCGTGAGCCTGAGCCGGAATTTCCTGGGCGTGAGCCTGTACCAAATCATCCAGACAATGTACACCCTGGCGTCGGAGCAAAGCGGAAAAAAGTATCAGATTCGCTTTGCGTCCAACAAGTTGCAGGTGGTGGAAAAGACCATCGGGGCGGACAGCCTGCGGCTGGTACCTGGGAGCAATCTGCTCTCCTGCACCAGCGGGGACAGCATCGAGAACCTGGTGACCCGGGTGGGTGTATACGACGACAACAACAAGCTGACGGCCCATTTTGACAGCCCCAAAAACTACGTGGCCCTGTACGGCCTGATGCAAAAGGCCATCAAGGCCACGGACAGCGAAAAGCCGGAGACCGCCGCCAAGGAAATCCTGGAGGAAAACGGCGTGGAGACCACCATCACCGCCGAGTGCATCGGGAGTCCCAAGCTCATCACCGGCAACGCCGTGGTGGTGGAGGAGCCGATCACCGGCACGTATGGGCAGTTCTGGATCACGTCGGACAGCCACAGCTTTTCCGGCGGCGTGTATCATACGAAGGTGTCGCTGGACTTCCGCAACCTGATGGACAAACAGGAGGCCGGATCTGTGCCCAAAGAGTGATGTGCCCGAATTGGGCACAAACGGAGAGGAGTGGATGGAGTGAAAGAAGATCCTTTTAGCGGCCTATATAAGACGATGCGGGAGGCCGGGCAGGAGGCTATTCCGTCGGGAAATGCCCGGTTACTACACGGGACGGTGTTGTCTGTCGCACCGCTGAAGATCGATGTGGCGGGGACGATGCAGGAGGCGGAGCGGTTTTACATCAGTGACCGGCTGGTGAGCGGACACGCGGAAAAGGTGACGGTATCCGGGTCCGCTGTGTCCGGGGCGCTGGATATTTCCGCCAGCTGCCCCAACGGCAGCCACTCCTCCATGACGATCTCCGGCGGCACGGTGGCGCTGAACGCCGTGGCCACCCAGGACGGGCCGGTGCTGAAGGCGGGAGACGAGGTGCTTTTGCTGACTGCGGATGACCAGATCTTTTACATCCTTGACAAGGTGGTGAAGTGCGGATGAGCTCTATTTTTCCGGTAGTGCAGCCGGAGGCGGAGGAGACGCCCAGCGAACTGCCTCTGGCGCGGGAAATCAAATGGGATTTTACCGCAGGCGTCCCGGTGTTTTCCGCCGGGCAGCCGGTGGAGGTGACCGGGGCGGAGGCGGTGAAGATTTGGTGCTGGAAGACGCTGAAAACCCCGCGCTTTCGCCACGACATCTACTCCTGGGACTACGGATGTGAGGCAGAAGACCTGATCGGAAAGGCATTTACTGCTGACGTGAAGCGCAGTGAGGCCATCCGCTGCATCCGGGAGGCTCTGATGGTCAGTCCCTATGTCACCGGCGTGGCGGAGACGTCCGTGGACTTTGAGGGCGACCGGCTGACGGTGCAGTGTACGGTACAAACGATTTACGGGGAGGTGGCACTGAATGTATGAGGAATTGACAGAGGAGCAGGTGAAGGCCCGGATCATCGCGCGGCTGCAAACATCCCTGCTGACCTGTGAGGGCAGCTTTACCGGCGACATCATCGCCGCCATGGCCACGGAGATCTGCCAGTGCTACCACGCCATGGACGCGCTGCAGTCCATGTTTTACGTGGACGAGACCAGCGGCGCGTACATTGACAAGCAGTCCGCCATGGTGGGGATCTCCCGGAAGGCGGGGACGGCCGCTTCCTGCACCGTGACCTTCACCGGCACGGACGGGGCCACGGTACCGGCGGGCGCTCCGTTCTACACGGCGGCGGGGCTGGCCTTTTATCTGGACGGGGCGGCGACGATCTCCGGCGGCACGGCGGCGGTGACGCTGACAGCGGCAGAAGTGGGCGCGGCCTACAACATCGGAGCCGGGGAGATCGTGTCCACCCTGCGCAATTATAGCGGCATCACGGCGTACCCCAACGGGGCGGCCACGGGCGGCACGGACGCGGAGACCGACGCCGCGCTGGTGGAGCGCTACTACTCCCGGATGCGGCGCTCTCCCACCTCCGGTAACCCCTACCACTATCAGACGTGGGCCGGGGAGGTGGACGGCGTGGGCTATGCGCGGGTGATCGCCAAGTGGAACGGCGACGGGACGGTGAAGGTGCTGCTGGCGTCGCCGGAGGGCGGCGCGGTGGACGCGGAGGTGGTTAGTGCCGCCACCACCCACATCGGCGCAGAGCGGCCCGTAGGGCCAACGGTGACGGTTCTGACCGCCACGGCCAAGAGCCTTGCGGTGAGCACCGCCGTGACCATCGACGGCACCACCACGAAGGCGGCGGTGCAGGAGGTGCTGGTGACGGTGGTGGGGGCATATCTCAAATCTCTTGTGGCCGGGAACTTTACCCAGAACCTGGACGCGGAGCTGGACACCATCGCGGAGAAGACCTACACCGTCCTCTATAACCGGATCGCGTTCCTGCTGCTCTCCATCCCCGGCGTGGTGGATTATACGGCCCTGACGGTGGGCGGCGGGACGGCCAACGTCTCCGTGGCGGCCGACGAGGTGCCGGTGCTGGGAGAGGTGACAGTATCATGAGCTATTTAATTCAGCGGTACCCGGAGTTTTTGCAGAAGGGCGCGGAGTTCGCGGACATCCAGCAGGCGCTGGAGCCGGAACGGCTGGCCCTATGGCAGGCGCAGGACAGCCTGTGCGACCAGCTGAACGTGGACACGGCCACATGGGGGCTTAAAAGCTGGGAGGAGGCGCTGGGCATCCCGGTGGAGGTCGCCAAGGACACCGCCTTCCGGCGCAGCCGGGTGAAGTCCAAGCTGCGGGGCGCGGGCATCACCACCGTGGCCATGATCCAAAACGTGGCGGAGAGCTTCAGTAACGGCGACGTGGAGGTCACGGAGCAGGCGGAGCAGTACCGGGTGGCCATCAAGTTTGTGGGGACCATCGGCATACCGCCCAATATGGATGATCTCACCGCCTCGCTGCGTGAGATCATGCCCGCGCACCTGGGCTGGGACTACATCATCATCTACAACACCTGGGACGCGGTGAAGACCCACACCTGGGGGTCTCTGGTCTCCCACAGCTGGGCGGATGTAAAGGAGAGTGACCTGAACGCATGACAACGACTGCAAATCTTGGCTTGAATCTGCCCGAGGGCAATGACTATGCCGACATTGCCGCGCTGACTGCCAATTTTCAAAAGCTGGACACGGTGGTGTCGGCGGCAAAGTCAGCGGAGGAGTACGACCCTGCTGCAACCTACGCCGTGGGAGCCTACCAAACCAAAGACGGCAAGCTGTACAAATGCACCACGGCTATCACGGTGGCGGAGGCGTGGACGGCGGCACACTGGACGGAAACCAGCGTGGGGGCGGAGCTGGCGGCGGCCTATACGGCGCTGACGGCCCACACGGGCAACACGTCCAATCCCCACGGCGTGACCCCGGCGCAGATCGGGGCGGCGGTGACCACCACGCTGACGGTCACCGTGCCGGTGAGCTGGACGGCCAGCGGAAGCTTTTACTATCAGCAGGTATCCGTTGCCGGGATGCTGGCGACGGATAACCCCGTGGCGGACATTCTGCCGGGAAGTGACAACGCCGCCAACAAACTCTACGCCGAGGCGTGGGCCAAGGTGCAGAGCATCGACACGCTGGACGGGGCCGTGAAGCTCTGGTGTACGGCAGAACCTACCACAGCGTTCCCGGTGCAGTTTAAGGTGGTGCGGTGATGGGTAAGGCGTTTAAGGTTAACCGGGGCGGAGGAAGTGAACCCCAGCTTTGTACGGCGGTCGCGTTCTACAACGCATCATCCTCTTCACTGATTAAGCCGGTCGGCCATAGCTGGGCCGATTTGATCGGTGGAAGTATTACCAACTCGGGTTCCAGAGGGATGGCAGGAAAC